TTCCGCTTAAGATACTTATTGACAATTCCATTAAGGCTCTGTAATATATAAGAATAATTAATAATAACTAAAAAACGGAGAACGCAAATGGCAGACTTAACTTTTATTAGAAAAACGGATAAAGAATTATTCGAACTACGCTTCCAACCAAACCATGTTGGCAAGATGGCTAGAAAAGAAATTCAGCGAAGAAAGTGCATAAACTTCAAAGACGGCTCTTTAAGACCTGTAATCGAGGAAAGTGCATGACTAAACAAAGAAGATGGGAAGATTGGTTGCTACAACGCACACACTACTTTGTAATAGGCTTTTTTGTACTAATCTTTGTAGGATTGTGGATAGAAGAAAGAGGGCTACCATTTTGAATAAAAAACTTTGGAGTTCGCATGAAATATTTCTTGACAATTCCATAAATACTCTTTACAATATAATAATTGATAATTTAAACTTTAAAACAGGAGAAAGTAAAATGGCAACAGCTAATTACACAGAACAGCAAACCAAAGAAATGGTTGCACAATACGAAGCCGCTCCTACTAGAGATACAGTAGAAGCAATAGCTGAACAGTTTGGTAAAAACACTAGAAGTGTTATCGCTAAATTGTCCAGAGAAGGTGTCTACAAGGCACAACCAAGAACTACTAAATCTGGCGAGCCAGTAGTTCTAAAACAAGAGTTAGTAGACTCTATCCAAGCACACTTTGGAGTTGAACTACCTTCTCTTGTGAAAGCAAGCAAAGCTGACTTACAGAAAATCGTAGATTTCATCAGCTAAAGCTACCTGACGGAGAGTCGACAAGTTGGCTCTCCGAGTAGGAAAGAGAAAAATAGTTTAAAATTTTTCTTGACAAATGGTAAAAATCCATGTAAAATATACTTTAGAAGATTGAGAAATGTCCAGCTTAAATGAGCAAGGCACTTACAGAGTAGCTGTCTATCCAATTAGTAGACACACAGAGGATAAGTTGCATACTATAGCAAGTATTTTAAGTGGGCATTTCAACCCTCGAAAGAGCGGAGAGTATGCTAACGAGTTATAGCATATGGGAATGGGTGGGCAATAAAGAATAGAAATCATAGATGAAGTACACAGGCGTGTGTAGTCTGCAATCCGAAGGATTATCTATGTACTGTTGATGCGAATAGCAGTATAAAAACAAAGCAAAAAAGGTATGTAGGGCGAATTGTTCATAACCAAAAGCCGAAGGCGGAAAAACATGAACTCTGAATAATTTTAGTAGTGGTTTTACTAAAAGATGTACAAACGCGAAGTTCTACCCTTAGTTGGTAAACTAAAGTTTCCATGTGATTGAGGCGTAGATGCACATGACACAATAGCTGAGTAAGCAGAAACAAAACATCTCGTATTCTTTGCTCGAGACCGAATTAAAACTCTCGAGCCCTGATAGGTCGCCGAAGATATAGGTTCAGCGTAATATTACCCTAGCTTGATTATGATGACGCCCGTAGTGGCGCAAGTCCCCAACTTAGGCTTTTATATAGTGGACTTTAAATATAGAAAAGTATCTAAGCAAAGTAAGTGGTTTAACATGAGCTGGCTCATAGAGCTGATAAGATAAATAACAAACACTATAAAAACGGAAGGGTGACTCAGAATAAATCACAGGAAACGCGAAACCCATGTTGTCAGACGCATGGTCAAAAGGAGATGAAAAACCTAGATAAAAACAACTGCGTACGACTTTATTAGCTATTTAGGAGTACCTGTAAATATAAGTAGTAAAACTATCTCAGTATATTTTTCTCGCCTCCCTCGTGGAGGCTTCTTTTTATCTTACACTTATTCCACATTAAAATTTCAAGGTCATTGAAAATAGTTCTTGACAACCCCCTTAAAACCATGTATAATTTCAGTATGAAAATTAGAAATCTAACAGCGAAGTATAATAGCCACAAAGGTGGTTCACATACTTCTGCGAAAGATTATAACAGACAACAGCTAAAGCAGGAGACAAACGATATGGCTAATGAAAGTACAGAGCCTAACTTCAGTAAAGGCAATAAATGGAAAGAACTTTTTGAGTGGGAAAAAAAGTATGGCATAACAATTACAGGCTATCTTGACCCCGAAGAAATCTTAGAGCATTTAGAAGGCTATGAAGAGTGGCAATACAGAGACATACGAGCAATCAAAGAAGCAATAGAATTTGCTTATAATAAGTCAGAATGCGACTGGGGATACCAAGATTACATAGACGCAATCGAAAGACACCTAGCCGACTATACTGACCATTCAGGATATGGTTGCTGATATGGAATTTTCAGACGAAAACGAGTGCTTCGACTTAGTAGAAAAACTATCTAAGTTGAAGCGTGAAGATAAATTAAATTTATTCTGCCAATGCCTAATAGATAGTGCTAAACCTTTAGCAGAGGAAGTAGAGTTTCTATTAGCATCTGGCATACAAGATAAGCACAGGAGTAACAATGCCGACTAAATTTAAACCAGACGAAAAAGTATTTGTTCGAGGAGTACCAAAAAATAAACTCCCAGTACAACGCTTTTATGTCAAACAAATGAGCAAAGATGCTTTATTTGAAGCTATCAACAATGATAGAACAAAACCAAAAGTTAAACAAAAGTGCCGAAACGAATTAGTCCGTAGAGGAGTAAGAATAGTACGCACACAAAAAGTAGGAGGAGTATGTTAAATACAGAATTAATTAATGCCTTATTAAAAATACAAGAGGTACTACATAAAGATGAAGCTATTCCAGAAGAGAACTTAGATTATTACGATACAGTAATTACTGAGCTAGTATATAAACTAGCTGGAGGCAATGCAATGCAACATCAAAGAATTAGACAGCTAACTGTAGAAGAAATTTTACAACAAGTTAAAGGAGGTGGCTAATGCCCAGACTAACTAGAGGAGCGTTTACACAAAGACATGTAAGCGTAAAGAAATCTACCTCACAAGGACAAGGTGGTAGAAGTAGAAGAACTAAAATCTCTACTAAACACATGAACAAAAGTAAAAAGCGTTCATACAAAAAATATAGAGGGCAGGGTAGATGATGCGACAAGGAATTCAACATAAAGTAGGAGAAGAAGTCTACTTTGATAAAATGATAGGTCATTGGCATACCATAGTAGATATGCGATATGTAAATACAGGAAAGCATTATCAGGACATAAATGTATTTCTAACAGATGGTGCTTGCTTGCGTTTTGAAGATGTAAGTAAGTATGCATATTATATGAAAGAGTCATTTAAAGCAAAAGATGGAGATGACATGCTATCTTTACAAGATAAAGCGTATGAATTACGCAAAAACTATTATACACAGGAGAGAAAATCAATTGACGATTAAAATTAATGATTATGCTGAATTTGTAGATGAAACTACAAGTGATGCATCTAAACATCACATCGCTTTGATAGGTCGTTTAGATGATTTAAAAACCATAGCTAATATACCAAGACTATTGACAGCATCAGTAGGAATGTTAGCTGAGAGTGGAGAATTTGCTGAGATAAGTAAGAAAATTATCTTTCAAGGCAAAGAATTTACAGAAGCCGAACGCTTTCATATGAAAAGAGAGCTAGGCGATATACTGTGGTATTGGGTACAAGGTTGTAAAGCTTTAGGCTTTGAGCCTGAAGATGTAATGCAAGAAAACATTAACAAGCTAGAAAAACGATACCCAAATGGATTTGAGGCTCATAGAAGTGAGCATAGGGAAGTAGGTGATATATGACAGAGTATACTGAAATAGTGGAAAGACATAGAGAAAAACTAAAGTTTGAAAGCTGGAAAAAGGGTATTCGACAAATACATATATTTGATAGTAATACAACTAACATGGCTTACGATTACCCTAATCCAAGACGAGATGGCTATGTAGAAGATATAACCTACAATGACGGAACTGTAAAAAGAACTATTCTTGATACAGGAGAAGTGCTATATATTAGCGAAAAAGAGCCAGAGTTTGAACTTCTTAAACAGTTCAAAAAAGGAGTATAATATGGGAAAGATAATACAGTTCCCCAATTTATTTCAAAAAGAACGAATAGGAAGTAAATATAGAATTAAAGAGTTAGAATTACTAAGAGCATACCTTGAACAATGTGACGAAGATATGTCTACTTTATTAGACCAGTTAGATGTACTTAATAGAGAACTTTTAGTTCTTAACTCGGAATACGACACAATTATAAAAAGAATAAAGGAGTTGAATGAAATCGACAACAAAGAATAACCAACTAGCTTTTGATGTATGGACTTATGTAGAAGAATGTAAGATGAATGGCTATGGGCAAAGTAGAAGTGAAAGTATGACTGCTACAATGTACAGTTTAAGTCGTCAAGAAGTATCTGACCTATATAAATCCTATCAGACAAAGCTAAACAACCAAGAAAATTCAGACGAATTAGGAGTGATAGCGTGAGCGTGAATTATACGGAAGAACAAGTAGAACAAATGGTTGAGCAATATAAAGCTGAACCAAATAGACAAACAGTAGAAAAACTAGCAGAAGAGTTAAACAAAAGTGTAAAATCTATAATCGGTAAGTTATCGAGAGAAGGAGTTTACCAAAAATCAGTTTATAAAACGAAAACTGGAGAAAATCCTGAAACCAAAAAAGAAATCGTGACTGAGATAAGTCATTTATTGAATATAAGCTATCAAGATATAGCTGGGTTGGAGAAGTCTCCCAAAGCTGATTTGAAAGTAATTCGTTCTGCTATATTCGGGTCAGGATATAGAAAAGTATCAGGAGATATGTAATGAGTGCATGGACTAAGAGAATAGCAAAAGTTTTGCCCAACAATGGAAAGCTAGTAGAGATTATTAGCAAACGAGGCAACTATTTTAAAATAGTATCTGAGCCAAAACCTCTAGATGCTTTAAATGGTAAAGTAGGAATTACATTAGAAGATGATGATGGCTTTCGATTTACTACAGAAAGTAGAAATGTGAGAGTAGTGCAGGACTCATACTATGCCAGATAATTTTAACGAAAGAAATACTGCAAATCTAATTAAGGCTAAGGCTCTGCCTTCAAGAAAGAACCTAAAACCACCAATTTATGAGGGGTATACATACAGCGACGGGGTCGATACGCAAGAGATTGCTAGAGTACTTCATGCTGATGGCACTCCTTATAAAATGGGAACACTTGTATATGGTCGCTGGGAAGAAATAGAAAAGTGGTGTGAAGATAATGATATGTGGGTAGATAGATACCTAGACCATGTAGCACCTATGAAACTACAAAACCAAGCTGAGTATGTAGGAGGCAAATGTCCAAAAACTGGAAAACAAATTGGATATGACCCGTTTGCAGTCTCAATGCCTATATACAACTACACTTCAACGGGGTCAATCGACCCTGACGAACCCTATGTCACTTTCCATGAAAAGTGGTAACGGGGTTATCTAGTTATAAATCTAAAAACTAAACAAAAATTATAACACTAGCGTATAAATTTCCAATAACTTTATGTAAGTACTCAATTAATATATCGGAAAATCACGAAAAATTTGGGCGAATTTGTAGTAAATTGTGGAATAATGGATTGTTAAATACGACTTTGATTGATTTTATTTGGTAAGAGTTAGTTGACTTAAGTCGTATCATTGTCTTCCTTGCTACTCTCGACAACTTCGAAGGTTAGCTCTTTCGCTTGCGCTACAGAGCTCTTCTTCACACGAAGTGTCGATAAGCAAGGTCATCAAGGGATTGATAAATTGAAGAGTGTCTTGATTAACTCTTATTTTTAATATAAATATTATACCATAACTTTACCAAAAACACAAGAAATTTTTTTCGTAGGTAATGAAACGCTGAGTTTCAATGCCATAGTTAAATAATAAAATATTTTATTTTTGCTTATGTGAGTTGTTTTTTGATGCTAACGATAGAGTCTTTGCCTCAGCCGTGCCTCCTCTGATTGTGATTTTTGCTTACTTATTTCCTTTTGGTTGCGTCTTCGCGCAGCGTTTTTCAACCTCTGCCTCTTGGCACTCGGCTTTTCGTAACTCTGACGCTTACGCACTTCTAGAAGTATTCCAGCGTTATCACACTTTCTTTTAAAGATGCGCAACGCTCTGTGAGCAGGCATATTTTTGCAATCAACTGATGGCATTATCTCTCCTAGTTTGAAAAGTCCACCCTCTTTTTCTTAGATAGTGAACTTGTTGTTGAATTGACTGTAATGAACGCCCAGGAAATAACGCCAACAACTTTTTTCCTTCCAAAGTGTTGTAATATTTTTTGAGCCTATGTCGCTCTTCTGTAGTCCATTGTCTAGTCATTTAATTTTTGAATGTTTGCCATTGCCTTTATTATTTCCAGAGTCGTACTCTGTCAATGCTTTGAAGTATTGTTTTCTTATTACATTGACTTTATACCAAAAGATATTCATACCCCTTGGATTTGAGTTTTCTCCAATCATCGCTATGATGCATAAAAATAGTGTTGTAAATAATATAAATTCCATCTTATTATATAATGTTTTTAGTACGAAGTCAAGAAATAAAAAGGGGAGACCTAAGCCTCCCCCTTTATTAATTCAAGTGAATTAAGCTGCCCAAGGCGTGCCACGATAGATACCTTCAGAAGCTTTCTTTTCTTCTTTTTGTATCGGGTCGTGCTTGATGCCTCTGTAAATGCCACCACGAGCTTTTTTAGACTCTTTGACAACATTTTCGGGGGTGTGTTTAATGCCTCTGTAAAACATAATTTCCTCCAAAAGTTTACAATCGATTTCGTACTCACGCATAAATGCGCTAACCCTTCTCATGCGTTCCTTCGGATAAAGTTCGGTCTCGTTCGCTACTGCTACTTGCTAACCCTTCTTGAAGAAGGAGGTTTTCCCTTTATACCTACTTCCGTCTTACATGGTAAGATGAACGAATAAATCAATAAAAGGTTTTTATTAATCTATTTAAATATATTATAACAAAAACAGACCTTGAAGTCAAGAACTATTTTTACCATGTGTCTACAAACTTGTTGACCTCGCCCTTGTAATTTGGTATAATATATCTTATGAATGAAATAGATTATGCGTATTTAGTGTGGCTTGGACTTGCAATCTGGGGAGCCTATTATTTAGGGAGACGAGATGGTATTTCCATGACACTAGATTATATGAAAGAAAAGAAACAGATAGATTTTGACGACTAACCTAAAAAATAGTTCTTGACTTTTTGGTATGTTTTTGATATAATAACAATATCGGGAGTATTATATAAATATTCTCGATATTTTGGTGTATCTACCGACTTGGAGATACAAAGTGTTTAACAAATCGTGAACATTTGGAGGAATAATTATGACGATTGATTTTAACAAAATTTGGCTAGGTATGGAAAACGACTGGTATATGAAAAATACAGATACCTCATACCCTAGATATAACATAGTCGAAAATACAGTAGCAGGCAGTTTTCGTTTAGAGATTGCTGTGCCAGGCTGGCAACAAGAAGAACTAGAGTTAATTCAGGATAAGACTGAATTACTCGTAAGAGGGAAAAAAGAACAAAAACTATCCCGAGAAGAGCAGTTTGTTCATCAGGGATTAAGTCTCAAGTCTTTTGAACGAAAGTTCATTATTAATGCCGACATTCAAGTAGACAATGTCGAATTAGCAAATGGCTTATTGACAATCGCCTTGTCTAGAACTCCAGATTCCACACGAAAGATTTTGGAGATAAATAGTGGAAACAATAGTTAATAAACTAAGACAAGGTGCGAGTAAATTGAATCAAGTTAAAGATAAAGAGTTAAGTGATGGCATGCCCCTCACACTATGCTTATGTATAGTAGCTTTCTTATTTTGGGGAACAACTTCGATTTAATTCAAAACACTATGGAAATTAGTAGAAAAGCAGTTGAAAAACTAAAAGAACGAGTCGCCACAGCTGATGCTTGTGGCGTCCGTTTGAAATTGAAACCCGCAGGGTGTAGCGGATATAAATATGATTTAAGTTATGTCTATGAGCAACCTAAGTGGACAGATGTCCTATGCCAAGACATACTATATGTTGATATATCGAGCTTACCTTTTTTAGAAAAAGTAAAAATAGAATGGGAACAATCAATTTTAGGAGAAGAATTTGTATTTATAAACCCTCTTGAAACAACTAGATGTGGTTGTGGAGAGAGTTTTCACATGGAATAAAAATGATAAAAATTTATGGAAAAGAGGATTGTCCTTTTTGTGATAGAGCCAAACAACTGTGTAGTAGTAAAGAAATACCTTTTAGATACTATCAACTTGGACAGGACTATGAAATAAGAGAACTTATGGAATTAGTACCGACTGCAAGAACAATGCCTCAAATATTTAAAGAATATAACGAAGAAGACACAATAGAATCTACACCACTTTATCATATAGGTGGTTTTACAGAATTACAAGAGTGGCTTAAATGAAAGTATATTACTTCCCCCAAGACGAACTACCATCAGCAGTAGACGATGCTGCTGATGTTATGTCGTCTTATAAAAAAGAAACAACAGAAGAATGGCATAACAATCTTATGGAAAAGTATCGAAAGATATGGAAAGAAAAAGGTTGTATGCATTGGAGAGATAATGAACATAAGTAAAGAAGGCATAGCCTTAATTAAAAAGTTTGAAGGCTGTGAGCTAGAAGCATATAAATGTCCAGCAGGTGTTTGGACAATAGGATATGGGCATATAAAAGGAGTGCAAGAGGGTGATGTAATTACATTAGAAGAAGCAGAAGATATGTTAGTAGAAGAACTACATGAGTATGAAAACTATATAAACGATATGGTAACAGCAGGATTAACTCCTTTTCAGTTTGATGCTTTAGTTGCTTGGGTGTTTAATCT